ATGGTTAATGTCTGCTGATGGTACTGGTGCTGTTTTGTATGCTGAATTTGCAGACGGAACAAGACCTGTTACAAATGCTAATGGTCAAACAATAAAAACTTCATTTTTAAATCCAAGCTCTACATATCCTGTTACTGGAGATGATTTACCTCTTATTGAATATGTTGATCCTTTTGGTGCTATTGATTTAGAAGAAACAAATATGTCTGTTCCTGTTGGGGTTGTACCACAAAGTGTATCTTCTGTTATTAGTAATGTTTTTGTTTCAGAAGCAAAAGCAGATATGCCAACATTACAAGAAAATTTTTTTACTGACACAACTAATATTGATATGTTGGCAAAACATGAAGGCAATAAATTAAAACCTTATAATTTAGAATATACAGTTAATGGAAAAAAAGTTATAGAGGATTTTAGAACTATAGGCAGAGGTCATAGAATAACAGAAGCAGAAGAAAAAAGTGGAAAAATTTATAATAAATATGATATTAATAATTTAACACAAGAACAAGTAGATGATATTTTTAAACAAGATGTAAAAAAAGCAGTTAGTCTTGTAAATGATTTAGGTAAACAATCTACAATAAATTTAAATACTATTAATCAAAGCGCTTATAATATTTTAGTGCAAATGGCTTTTCAAATGGGAAGCAATCCAAAAACTAAAAAAGGATTAGCAGGATTTGAAAAAACTTTAAAATTTATTAAAGAAGGTGAATATGGTAAAGCAGCTAAAGAAATGTTAAACAGTACTTGGCACGATCAAACACCAAGCAGAGCAAAAGAACTATCAGAGCTTATGGCTAATATTTAATTATGATTAATAATCTTGGACTAGGAACATTTGAAACTTCAGAAGAAACACTAGGCACAGCATATAATAATACTAAAACTGGTTTTTTTGAAGCTGCTGGTGCTACGTTTTACAACGCATGGAATTATAATCCTACTTCTTCTGTGTTTAGAGTAAAAGAACAAATACAAGCATACCAATCAAGCAATACTTATCTTAACAGAGATGAATTAAATAAACAGTATGCTCATTTAGGTTTAGTTTTCGAAAAAGATACTAGAGAAGGTGTTGTGGATTATTTAGTTAAAAGAAAAGAAATAGAAAAAGAAAGACAAAACATTATTGCTAGAGGACCAGATGGTAAGTTAGCTAAAAGTTTTTTCTTTTTAGAATCTCTTGCTACAAGTTTTGTAGACCCTATTAATATTGCGGCATCTTTTGTTCCTGTAGTTGGACAAGCAAGATTTGCAAACATGGTGGCTCGTTCTGGTAAGACTTTAGCTAGAATGAAAAGAGGTTTTGTTGAAGGTCTTGTTGGTAACACCGCTGTTGAACCTCTGGTTTATGGTGTGGCAAAATCAGAACAAGCAGACTATACAGGTTATGATGCTTTTTTTAATATTGCAGCTGGTGGTTTTCTTGGTTCTACATTTCATGTTGGTATTGGTAGACTAGGTGATTACATTGCAGATGTAAGAGGTAAGCCAAATATATATCAAAAATTAGCTGCTATCTCTCCAGAAAATCAAACAGCTTTATTAAAACATTCTATTGGTCGTGTTCTTAATGGAGAAAAAGTAGATACAGGAAATATTATTGTTGAAAAAACTAGAATTGGAGATGACCAATTAAATAAATTAGATGGTCAAATTAAAGAATTTAGAACTTTATATCAAGATTCTTTAAACAATGGTGATAGAAAATCTGCAAAAATTTATTTACAAAATATGCGAAACTTACAAAAAACAGAAAGAGAAATTTTTGAAGCAAAGAAAAAAGCTAATGATGATGCTAGACTACAAACTGAACGAAATCTTAAATTAAGAGGTTCATCAGAAACTTTAATAGAACAAGATGTTAGTGTTGTAGAAAAAAATACTGCTGAATTAGAATTAGAAGCAGACAATTTAAAATTAAGAAATGAGTTTCACCAGAAACAACTTGATATTAAAGATGAAGATTTAACTCCAGAAATTATACAAGATAGAGTTGAAATATCTAAAATTGATGAATCTATAAAAAACAAAACTACAATAAGAGATGCAATTAAAGCAGGAACTAATTGTACTAAAAGGAATAGTTAATGGTAACAATCAAAACAATATCTAAATGTTTTAAAGAAGTTAAAAGACTAACTGGTGATTTGCTATCTGATAGTCAAGTTAATCAAATATTAGATGAAGCTAAAATTAAACTTAATGAAAACGCATATCAACAACAACAAGGTAAAACAGATGAAATATTAGCACAAGAAATTATTAATAATTTTGAATACGAACAAGCTCTTAAAAAAAGAAATTTAGCAGAAAATAATATTAAAGCATTAGACACTTATCAAAAAATTGTTGATGCTGTAGATATGTCTGAAGGAAGAATGAACGCAGTAGAAGGTGTATCAGCAATATTAGTTGGTGTACAAAAATTTTCTAAAATTACTAGAGATTCTATTGGTGCAAAACAAGACACAATAGAAGTTGTTGAAGTTAAAAGGTTAATATCTGAAATAGATAAATTAGGAGACAATGCTTGGAGAGACTTTAGTGAAGGTCAAATGGATATAGAAATTATGCAAGAAATGGTTGGTATTACAACAGGAGTAAAACAAGCTAAAGACATTGCTATGATTTTAAAAAAATACCAAAATAGTTGGAGAAATAGATTAAATGATTTAGGTGCTAACATAGGTTTGTTAGATGATTGGATTACTAGAACTACACACAACACAGAAAAAATGGCAAATGCTAGTAAAATTTCTAAACTTGTTGGAGACAATAGAACAGCTTGGGTAGAATTTACAAAAGGAAGATTAGATATACCAAGAACATTCTCTAATGTAAGCGACCCTGCTGAAATTGATAATATTTTAGGCGATATATATGACAGCTTAATGACAGGAGATCATTTAAAACATGGTGGTACAAATAGTATTTATGGCACAAGAAATATTACTAATAGATTAAATTCATCAAGAGTTTTACATTTTAAAGATGTACAAGCTAGGCAAGAATACAATGTTGCATTTGGCGAGCCTTCTTTAAAAGAAAGTGTAATGGGTGTGTTAAGTAATAGTGCAAGAAATATTGCCATTATGCAAGAATTAGGAACAAATCCTAGAGATACATTTGATAAAATTTTAGCTTTACTAAGAAAGAAATATAAAAAAGAAGATTCTAAAATTACTAAACAATTAAATTTTAAAAATTTTGAAAATCAATTTAAAGAAATAGATGGAAGTATTAATGCTATTGGTTATCAACCTTTAGCTAATATAGCTATGGGTGTAAGAACATTACAAAATACAGGTAAATTAGGTTTAGCTACGATCACATCATTTGGTGATTTAGCACAATACATGGGAACAACTAACTTTCAAGGTAGAGGATTATTAACTGGATTGTTTGAAGCTCTTAATGGATTGTTTCAAAATAATGATAGAGCTGCAATGGAAGTATTAGAAACAACAAGTAATTCTATTCATTCTTTTATGGGAAATAAATATGGTGCTGCTAATGACACTTGGGGTAAAATGGGAAAATTACAAAATACATTTTTTAAATGGAATAGTTTAAATGGTTGGATTGCAAGTTTAAAAAGTTCTATGGCAGTAGGACTTTCAAGACATTATGGAATGTTAAATGAATTGAAGTTTTCTGATTTAAGTATAAGAGAAAGAAATTTTTTAACATTATATGGTATTGATGATGGTAAATGGAATATGCTTCGTTCTATTAAAACTTTAGATTCTCAAGGTAAAAAATACATGACAGCAGAAGGTGTTGATGAATTATCTGATAATGTTATTACTGCTTATGTAGGTAAAAAATTAAGTCAAAGAGAAATAAGAAACTTTAAACAAGATTTACAAATTACATGGAGAAATGTTTTAGTGGATCAAACTATGCATGGAACACCAGAACCAGATGCAGCTATTAGAGCTATTACTAATCAAGGTTTAGAAAAAGGTACTCCAATGGGAGAAACAATTAGATTTGTTATGCAATTTAAAAGTTTTCCTATTAGTATATGGAAAAAAATTATTGGTAGAGAA